AAGCTAGTAGCCGGTGAGCCGCTAACTGAAGCTGAAGCAGCGACTTTAGTAATCTAGCGACACGCTGGACAAGATCCAGGCTTAGCCTGCTAGGCTAACCTTCAATAGCTAGATGAAGGAGACAATCATGCTAGAGGGCCTTACCCCACCTGAAAAAGAGACGCTTTGCGCTTTTATAAGAAACGCCATGGATCAGCTAGACAAGGCTGACATGCAGATCTTTCTAGACAACCTTGCCGATGCCCGCTGGGGCCATACTGAACTTGCTAGAGCTCTAACCGATCGCGGATTCAAGGCAAACGACGATCAAACTAGACGCCATAGAACAGGGAAGTGTATCTGTGTTAGATGACCTAACCCCACAGCCCAAATGGACGCTAGTAGCGCAGGCTAAGCCGGTTTACATAAACAACCCTAAAGAACCTCGTAAGGCCCGTACAAGCCACAAAGTATGGTCGGTACTGCCAGATCCACAGATCGGTTATCGTCACATAGCCGGCCAGTGGTTGCCATTCCATGATGAAGCTGCAATGGATGTTGCGCTACAGATTACCAATTGGCTTTACCATAACGATCGCGTTGACGGCATAATCAACTTGGGTGACTTCTTGGATCTACCAAGCCAGGGTCGCTTTGAGCAAGAGGCAGCATTCGCTGGCACTACCCAATCAGCATTTGACAGGGGCCATAAGTTTTTGCAGGAGCAGCGTGCTGCAGCTGGCCCTGATGCTGAGATAGTTCTGATTGAAGGTAATCACGATCGCAGGCTAGAGAAGTTCATTATGATCAACGCTGCTAGCGCATGGGGACTAAAGCGAGCTAATGCAAATGAGCTTCCGGTAATGAGCATTCCTTACCTTCTGAGACTTGATGAGATCGGAGTGCAGTACATTGACGCCTACCCAGCCGGAGCATACTGGCTCACCGATAGCCTCAGAGCTATTCATGGAACTAAAGCAAGATCCAACGGATCTACTGCAGCTGCCTATACAAACGCAGACCCACACATTTCAACTATTTTTGGACACTCCCACCGACTTGAGATTCAGTCCAAGACAGTCTTTAACCGTGACGGATCTATCAAGTCTGTCGCCGTTAGTCCGGGCTGCTTATGTCGAGTTGACGGAGCGGTTCCTAGCGTTAATGGATCCACAAACATTGACGGAACTTCGGCCAGGTACTATGAAAACTGGCAAAACGGAATACTCATCGTCACTATTGAAGACGAGAAGCCATACTTTGAGTTAGTGCAGATCAATGAAGGTGTTGCTTACTTCAGAGGACAGAAGTTTACTTCTAAGAAGTCTTAGACGCCTTTAGGCTTGGGTAGTTTTAGGCCGTTGATCATTTCCATTCGGAAACCGCTCCAATGGGTAGTGCCATTTACAATAATTGGCGCAGCAGTGTAGCCAAGCTCCTTGACGTACTCAACGGCAGCCTCGTCTTTGCTCATGTCAATCTCTTCATACTCAATCCCTAATCGGTTCATCAGGCGCTTGCTGGTGTCGCACTGGACACAGGATGGGAGGGTATAAATGACTACTGACATTTTGTTCCTTACTTGGTAGCGTCCTCTACACGCCTTTTCTCAGCGTCTAGAAGCTCTTGGGTGGTTGCCTTGGTTATAGGATCATGTGCCTCATACGCGCCTTCTGGTACGAATGGTAGCGTGTGATCTGGGCGATCTCCATAGTGAGTATCGTTTACAGCGTGCCAAGTGTTGTGGCAGTAATCACAGATCCGGTGCACGTTGCCCGGAGCATTGTTCATTGTATTTTTGTCAGGACCGTGATGGCGATCGCTAGCAGGGCGACCAACGCAACCCACGATAGGAACCACACCACCGCCTGCTTTGGCGAGATTAGCCCATTCACAGACCATCCCAACCTCAATTGGATACATCTGCGCAGCACGTTTTCTACCTGTAGATAGAGGGTCCTTGTACTTGTCAATGTCTTTGTAAGCCTCGTACCCGTCATCAACGTACCCACTGTCCTTGTCGCCCTCTATAACGTCACCAGCGGACTTTACCTCTCCACTAGCGGTAAATACTATTTCGCCTCCACAGCAGCACTCCTGGACGGCATCTGACCACGCCTCGTGGCATTCATTGTGGAAGCCGGATCTGCAACTAAAGCAGAAATCACCGCCAGTACTCATCTTTTTCCTCGCCCGCCATGTCTTTAGGCGTTGGCTTCAGGTTCAACAGCTCGATGCCACTAAACATTCTGATACCCATTAATTCTACCTCAGGCACGTTCATGCGTGAGCGAACCTCGCGGTTCAAGGCATTCTGGGTAATCGGGCGCTCACCATTGTCATCACACCAGTCACGATAGGCATTGAAGACTGCAGTCTTGGTAGCACTACCGTTGGATGCAGTCACAACACGCTCATCAAGGAACTTAGCGATGTGGTCTTCTTCGTGTCGGTACTCAAGGGTAGATAGAAGAACGCTGTTTGGCTCGTTGAAGCCCTGAACCGTTACGCGTACTGCTCCCTCGATTATCCAGTGCAGGATGCCCGCGCCTTCAGTTTCGATCATCAACTGAGCAAAGTTTTCTTTCTGGCGATCCTTTGGAATCGTCACCCTGAAGTCCATCTTGCGAAGTCTTCGCCAGAATCCATCTCCACCAGATTTAACAGCAGGCAAGTGGTTCACAGCTAGGAACAACGTGTGTGTTGGTTTGAAGTCAAAGAAGTTCTTATTCATAAAACGTGCCGATAGCATGTCGCCACCGGTCAGCATTTTTACACGCGACTCGTTGAACTTACCGTCAGGCCGAGTTTCCGATGCCATGGCAAAACGAACACCGCGCAAGCGAGCGATCTCAGTTGGGTGAGCGCTCGAGTTTGTGTCAAGCAAGAAGTTCTCAGGCATTGATGCTGAGTAATCTCCAAGAATACCTGCAACTACATCTAGAAGCGTGGATTTTCCGTTAGCTCCGGATCCAGCGAGCACAGGAAGCACATGATACCTGGCGTCTCCGAATAGAGAGGCTCCAAGCAACTCCTGCAGGTAGCTAACCCTCTCTTCGTCTTGTAGAACTTCTTTGAGGAATGCATCCCAGATAGGTGTGTTGATCTTCTTAGGAGCAACTGTAGTTTGACGTGTGTTAAGGTCAAGGCCTTTAATAGCCGGCCTAATTTCCCCTGTCTGGAGATTAACCACGCCGTTTGGCGTACATAGATCATTTGCCTGCGCATCCAGGTCGATAGCCTGTACCAAGACTTCTGGATCCGTACCGGCAAGTGTGATTGCATTTACTATCCTTTCCTTGTTAGAAGATCCCTGGGCCCACTTGAGCTGGTCTCCCGATATTTGAGTTTGCTCTACAAACTGAGCAGCATCAATTGCCATCTGCATGATGGACTTGTCCTTATCAAAAGTGTAGCGTCCGCCATCCCAGAAGTACCATCCAACATCAGGCACGTACTTAAATTTGCCCTCAGAGAAATAAACTAAGCGTCTAGCGTTAGCTGCATCAGTGCGTCCATAAGTACCGTAAGTGCTCTCGTAGAGAAGTGCCATCTCTTCTCCGGAACGCTCAACGTTGGCTGATGGCTCCCCAAGGACGCTGGTTGGGTCGCCGACTAAAAAATCCGAGTGTGAGTGTTGTCTTAGCTCATTGCGAAGCTTTTCATCGCTAAATGTTTCTACCTTTGCTACAGCCCATCTAGATGCCGAGGCTACTTCACCTTGGTGCATCTCTCTTGCAAGACCCTGGGTCAGGAAGTACTCAAAGCGCTCGCCTGCGCGCTTTACTAGATCGTCCTTGGTGTCTGGAGTAATGCAACCGTTTCGGTGTGCAGCATGAACCAAGACAAGCTGTTGCAATAGCCAGCCGTGTCTGCTCTTAGGGACACCATTGGTAGGTCTGATGCCAGCGTAAAGTGTTGGGGTGAACTGGCAATCGTTAGCAGCAAACTGCCACTTATCTGAAGTCTGCACTGGATCATAGCTATCTGGCAGGCTGTGTTCGTTGGTAATGCCGTGAGCAATAAGGATCTCATTGATCTCATTGATCGAGATCGGACGCCAGTCTTTAGGGAAGAGTGCGCTAACTCTTACGGGATTCTCGGCGTCTTTCATGTTCTGGGATCCTGGGACACGGAAGATCCTAGGTAGATCAAACACTGAGTCTAAACTGATGCCCATCGTTCCACTTAGGAACTTAGTAAAGACACCCCATCGGTTTAGCACTCCCTGAGCTAAGCCAAAGTCGTATTCTTCTTCGATGTCGATAGACCAGTAAGGCTGAATGCCATGGCCTGAGAACACAATTGCGCTAGGTCCAACCCCGATCAACGAGGTAAGCATATCCATAAATTCTTTAGCGTTGCGCGCTGATCCAGCACCACCATCTTTGTAGTCGATGTCAATGTAGAAAGCTGCAAGCCTAGTGATGTCTTGCGCTGTTGCTCTACCAGTCACTGATGATGGGTTGATCTCGAACCAGATGTTGTTGCCAAGATCGTCGAGCGCGTCGACCACTGAGTCAACTAGGTCGACCTTGATCGTCTTTGCAGTGAATCGCTGTGATGGCGATTGGTATGCAATTGTTACGGCATCGTCGTCATTGCGACCGAGCCGGTAGAGAAGCTCTTTGAAGAGGGATGGTGAGTCCACGATAATCCTTTCGATAAGAGTGTGACGGGCTCCGTTGAAAGGAGGGAAAGGACGAAGCCCGTCACACGTTTTTGTTAGAAGACTAGGGAGGCGTTTACTGCCTCAACACTAACTCCTAGGTTTTCTGCAATTTCAGTTGCATCAAAGCCATTACTTTGCAAGGTGTTTGCAATACCCACCTGCTTTGTTGTCAACTTCTCTATTTTAGCACCCTTTACCTCAGAGGCACCAGACGCTAGTAGAGCGTCCACTGCTGGGTTGGAGGTTGCTGGGCTGAGCTCGATGCCGTATAGCTTGACATCGTTGTAGCGAGGGTTCTTAGCTGGCTTGGTTCCAGTAAGAGTGATTTTGAACCTGGATCCAATCTCAAGCTTGGCCATGCCCTTGCGCTTCAACTCTTCTTTTGCAGCGGTTAGCTTCTGTCCAAACAAAAACACACGGCGCTCGCCGGTGTCTTCGTCGTCAGTTGCATCCTTGTAATCAGTGTCTAGGGTGACTTCGATCTGTAGCTTTGGCTTACCGTCATCCCAAAACTCTAGCTTTGTAGGGTCGTCGTAGTTGCGAACTTGTACAGTGCGCAATCCAGCGATGGTTCCTTCATAAGAATCGCCGACTTTAAAGTCCTTGAAAGATAGTGACTTAGAGCCACCACCTGCAAGTAGGTCGTCAACACTTGGTAGGTTCTCATTCATTTCATTCATTTTATAGTTTCCTTAGTTTTTATAGTTTAGATCATCGACTCAACGTCAGAATGATTTGTTTGTTCGTACCGACGGCAACTAAAGCAGAAGCTTGCCTTCGGTTGTTTCTCTATCACCTTGTCCCAGCCAACTAACTCAGCAGCGTCGATCAAAGACTCGAGCTCTGCTAGCGCCTCAGTTGCGATCTCTTTTTTATAGCGAAGCATCGTGACGACTGCATCCTCGAGTTTCGCATCCCTAGGCAGGAATGTAAGTGATACGTGGCTAACCTTGTAGCCTTTTTGTTCCCAGCCATAGCCGTAAAGCATTGCCTGGATTCTGTATTGCTCCTTGATCTTCCCTTTACGGGCTTCAGCAAGAGCAGAATCACCAACGACCTTCCAATCATTGACAATTCCGGACCATCCTGCATCGCCCGTGAAGGCCATCATGTCGCATGATCCGGTAAGTTTTAGATCCTTGTACTCGTGAACGAATAGTCGTTCCTCAAGCTTGTAATCAAGGGGGTAGCGCTCATTGAACCCGCGCTCAAGAGCATCGTGCACTGCTGTGCCAATGAATGGGAACCACGCGCCATCGATGTCGCGAGGTGTCTTGGCTAGCTTGCGAGCAACGCATTTACGGCAGTCCATGCCGACCTCGCTGATACCGATCTCGATCTGTTTAGATCGTTCAGTCACAAACAGTTCAGGTATGCGAGCGATCCATGCCTGTGCTGATGCTAGGGCAATCTGATCCTTGCCATCGTAGTCAGCTTCCTCTACTCCGAGGATGGTAATTTTAGCCATTTTTCTCTCCTTCTGAGACCATTACACTATCATGACCCTCCGACATTTTATTCAACACGCGGATCTTCTCAAGGATCTTCTTCTCAAAGTCGATGCCACGCCGGCCATCCATAGACTCCCGGGTGATCTGGTACCGCTTTGATACCTTGAGTGCCACCGCTTGGTCGATGGTTCCGATAGCTAGCAGGTTCCAGATCACCACTTGGTGATTTCTCGAGGCACGATGAATCCGGTCCTCGATTTGTTCGATCATGTCAGGATCATAAGGTAGATCAAACATGATCAAATCATCAGCAGCATCGAGCGTGATGCCGACACCCATGCGACCAGACAAAAGCACAATGTTGAGATCTCCATCTTGGAAGTCTCGTTGCAATTGGGTGCGCATCGTTTGGGGAGTACTGCCGTCTATCACCGCTGAGTTGTAGCCAAGCGGTGTCAATTCTTTTTGCAACCAACCAAGCACCATTGAGAATTGGCTGGCAATAACAACCTTACCTTGACCTTCGTCAAAGCCACGCTCATTGAGCCAATCAATTAGCCAGTCAAGTTTGGCAGACTTGCCACCGACAACAGGGATCGGGTTCTGTGGATCCTTGGTCCATTGGCAGGATGAGATTTGTCGCGCTCGCAATGCGAACACCATGGCCGATGCTGTCATGCGATCTTCCTCGAGTGCCTTCTGCTTCTCTTCGTAAGCGTGCTTGATAGCTTGACCGTAGTCAGCCTTTTGTTCTTTGGTGAGCTCGATCTCGACATAGTTGTACTGCTTGTCCGGTAGATCCTTCAGTACTTCTTTCTTGGTGCGCCGGATGATCACATCGTCTTCCATGTCAGCCCAACGCTTAGGACTCTTGAGTGTGCCGACTGCTTTGATCGTTCGATTGCGTGCCACCTGTTTCTCATAAATCCAGAAGTTTTGCTCGAGCCATGCCCAGCGTGTGTGCTTCGCGAATGATGCAGGTCGTAAGAATTTGTATGTGCCGTACCGGTTCTCAAGCTTGCCTCGGTCAGGTGTACCAGACACTGCGATGCGATGCTGTACGTAATTGAACTTGACTAGGCCTAGCCAGAATGTAGTCATCTTGCGGTCGTTCAAGATTGGTAGAACTAGATGCGACTCGTCGATGACAATCGCTGAGAAGTGTGTCTCGAATAGCTCTGGGATCCGAGGACCTTTGCCTCTTTTCCATTCGATGAGCGCATGGTTAGCGATTACGATAGCAGGCAGGCCAGATTGAGATTGCATGGCCTCTTGGTAGCGCTTCACGCGCTGTGGTGTGGTGCCATAAGACAGGTCAATAATCTCAACCGGTGTGGATGGCATCAAGTAGCGCTCAATAGTGTCTCGCCATGCTGTTTGGGCAGCAACGATCGGCGTGAGCACTAAGGTCATCTGGCCAGGCTTAGTGAATAGGCCAAGCTCCTCGAGAGACGATAACACCTCAAGCGTTTTACCCAGCCCGGGCTGATCAGCTAGCAGGGCGATCTCTCGCTCTACTATCCGATCAACCGCGAGCTTTTGGTAATCAAATAGCACGTCGGTATAAATACTCAAATCCAAAGTGCCTTACGCTGTGATGTACTCATGCCACCCCAGATGCCGGCTGTCTCTTTGTGTCTGATTGCGTATTCAGCACACTGTTTGATCACCGGGCAAGACTGGCAGGATTTGATCGCCAACTTCAAATGAGTAGCGTCATAGCCCATGCCGTCTCCTATCTTGTCTGGGAAGTACAGATCCGGTGCTTGTCGGCAAGGGATCTGTCCAGCCTCAGCGTCGATAGCGTCATTCAGTGATAGCCATTCGCGTAATTGGTGGTGTCCGCTAAAGGCTGTCAAAGTAATCACTGGCTAACTGATCCTTGTAGTCTTCGTACTTTGCATCACACATGCACTCGAATCTGCATAGTGAGCAATTGTCGTCAGCGATGCCGTAGTTGCATTCACCGGCGTCGATGCAGTCGTCTATTGTGTCGCCACAATACTCGCATAGCTCTGGTTCAGTTATTGTTGTCATCTCCGCGTGGAGTGATGCCATCTTTGCCATTTTCATTCTCCTTATCGTGTTTAGGGCATAGATCTAATTGCTTACCGCATGTGTTGCACGGTGGTAGGTACTTGGCATCCACAAATCTCGATGTGCCTGAGGATTCATGGATCCAGATGTAGCCCATCAGTTCGCCTTTACTAGCTTCAGTAGCTCGCTAGGTGTGATGGTGAATGACTCAACTGTGTAATTGCCATCAGCTGTTGTAGCCGAGACTTTGTACTCGTTGATGAGCTCCATCACGCGAATGCGTTCGTCGATCACACCAGCGTTGTGTCCTTGGTTGAATGATCTGATTGCGCTGTCAGTGATGATGCTGTGAAACTGCTCACTAATTAGTCCTCCTTCGCTCATTAGTGCACCGTCATTCTTGACTTGGCAATGCGCTTGTAGATGTCTGGGTACTCTGTTAGTGGGAATAGCTCTTTCACCTTGTCAGTGATCAGCGATGTCTCTTTCCATCTTGCGATGGATGCTACCTTCGCGCCGTGAATAAGTAGCTCGTCGTTGTTGCCGATCATGTCCTTGATGATTGCGTCGATCTCAGCTAGCTCTGCCTCGAGTTTCTTCTTGGCATCGTAGATCTCAGATCGCTGTGCTAGTAATGCGTTAGCTGTGTTGGCATCAGTTGCCTCGACTGCCTTTGCATTAGTCTTTGATGCCTTTGGCTTGCTAACTAACTTGGCCTTAGCCTCGTCGATCAGTGCTCGTGTTTCTGTGGTGCTCATGCTGTCTCCTTTGTTCTCCATAAGTTGCCCTCAAGGACAAACGATTCTTTTCTTGGTTCGTACTCTGGTAGTGCTTGTAAGAAGTCGAGTACCTCAGTAGGTGATCCACTTCTTGTTAGCCAGTCGATGTCAACCCAGTCGTCATAGTTGACTAAGCCATGATCGGTTAGCTGTTTCTCGGGGTTAGGCCGGTCGATCAGAAATAGTACTTGCTTGTACTGATCTGGCAGGCTAAACGTTATTGACTCGTACTGCTCAGTGTCGGTGTTGATCTGCTCGTTGTATGTGCCTAGGTCAACAACCTTCAGCCGGTAGGCAGTAAGTGTGATCTTGTTATCTTCATCCGACCAAACGTTGTAGTCATAGTCAGTGTAAAGATCATGCTCTTTCATCCATGTCGAGGTCATAGGATCACCACTGCTTGGCCATCGCGCTCTTCGCGGATAGCTAACTCGAGGATCGGGCTGTGCTCTACCGCGATGTCCGCGAACTCTGATCCTTCTTCGACTATGAAGACAAAGCGATCAGTAGTTGCGAGTGAATAGCCGTAGTACTCGCCGATCCTTGCTACTTGTTCTAAGTCATTTTCAACTTGGAAGTAGCGTGCTAGTTTCTTGATGGCTCGATCTAGGTTGCGCCTAGTGAGCCTGCGTACCGGTACTGCCACCAGCTGTGGTGGTATACCGGGGTTGAACTTTCTCATGTAGCCTCCTTATTCTGTAAAGCAATTTACCTTACGTAGTAGACACTAATGCCTGCCACCGACACATGTCAAATACATTTTTCTTGTGTCAGATAACGATTTGATAACGCTGTGTCATGTATGATAAAGGCATGATCAGGGTGGTTCTTGATCACGGTATCTCCTTTCGGTAATAGGCCCTAGCTCTCACCTCTCTCTCGCTAGGGCCTATTTTCGTTTCTAAGACTCTAGCTTGCTCGGTGGGACTTCGCCAACTGGGGCTTGTAGTATCTCCTCGTCTGTGGCCTCCCAGCCGTGTACCTCGCTCATAGCCTTTCTCATGGCATAAGTCATTGCAGGCCAGTAGCGATGCGGATCATTCTGGCGCATTTTGTTGAAGTCGATCACCGATGGGTATACTTCGGTTAGATCCTCGTTCTCAGCTAGCTTCCAGTAGTGAGTCATCCAAGCGCGAGAGTCGTCGTAGGGATTGCCTTTCCAACCGGCCTGATCCACAAAGAAGCCGTACCATTTGGACCAAGCATTCTTGGTGGTGATCCTTGTTAGCTTGTCTAGGTACTCGCGCTGTTTACTATCGGTTCCCTGATGACGTAGCGGTGCTGTCTTGGCATTCGGTGGGGTGATGTATTCGTATTCGATGCCACCATTTTGCTCAAGCCAAAGATCGATGTCATCTTTGCGGTACCAAGATGTGCCACCTTGTCTCACGAATGAGAAGGGTGATGTCTCGATCCGCTGGCGGTGATTGCGTAGTTGATTGAGGGTAAATCCTGTAAGTGAGGAGACTTCTTTCGAGGTCAAAAGCTCACCATAAATTGGGTCGTAATGTGTCATGTATACCTTTCTGAGTAAGAGAGCCATTGAGTCAGACTCATCAGCTACATTACTCTAAATTTGGTTGGGGTACGTAAGAGAGCTCGATCAGCGTGTCGGGATCCCATTGAAATAGTTGCGATTTGCCCATCTGGGTCAGGTTCCTAAAACAATACCTACTCATTACTATTCTACTCATGAGTTGATTAGCATTGAGTAGCCTCCGTATTGTCGATGCTATTTCGGGCAAAAAAAAAGGCCCTGCCAGATCTCTCCAGCAGGGCCTTACGTGTTGCTATAACGGGAATGCTCCAAACAGATCTACGTCTGCTGTGCTATCCCAAAGAATCTCGTCATCTATGGTGATCGCTCCGGCTTTCTGCCAGTGCTCGATGGTTAGATCTTCTTGCCATTCGTTGTAGCTAGTCTGATTTATCGAAGCTTCTCCGATGAATCCGACGCCATCTTCGTAATACTGATGCTTCACCTCAAAGTCCAAGAATCTAGGGATCGCTTTGATCAGGTTCTGCCAATAGGCGATGTTCGGTGCCCATGCGGTTGTGTAATCAAGGATCATTAGATCATCGCGAACTCGGTTGATCTTGCTATCAGGGTAGACGGCCTTGGTGCCATAGAAAGCTAAGCGCCAGTGGTATTCGGTGGTGTAGATGCGCTCGGTATTTCCATTTAGCGCATCAGCGAACTCACTAAATAGCTCTTCTCTGGTGTCATAGGGCAGGCCATCCGGTGGTGGGAGTAGGGCCTCAAGGGCCGGCCCTAACTCACCTCCTAGATCTGCTACTGCCTTCTCGAATGCATCAAGTGATCGCTTGGATGCTGTGATGAATACGCGGTTGTAGCATGTGTTAGCCATAAACGATCTCTCCAAACAAGCCAACCTGAACGATGCAGTCCAAGGCCTCTCCGTCGATGTAGCCACCTTGCAGGCCCTGAGCGATGTCGCTAAGGATGTAGCTGGTAATGCTTGAGTTGATCTCTACGTTGCCAGACACGATCTTCTGAATACCGTCGATAATCGTGTTCACGCTAATCAAGTATTCCTGATCGGTGTTCTCGTCGATGATGTTCAGCTTGTAAATCCGCTTGATCTCCTCGCGTGTGTAATGGACGTCCTTGTACTGATTAACCCAGTAGCCAATAGCCTGTGGGACGGCATCAACTTGGTCAATAAGTGCATCGACGCTGATCTTTGGTGCGATGTTCAGCCCGATGATGTCGGTCGGGTGTGGTGCCGGTGCATGTAATGCTTTCATGGTTATTCTCCTTCTTCTTCGTTGTCGTACTCAGTGATCCAAGCATCAAGGTGATGCCCTTCGATGATCGCCCAAGCTGGTGCATGGTCGTTGCCTCTCCATGATCCACCTTCTGGCAGTGCGATCTCGCAATTGAGGTCGTCCTCCCAGTAGGCGTCGATCGCTTCGATGCATGGCTTCACCATGCTCAAAGGGACTGGCGGATAGTGGTTTCCATTTAGATGCATTGCGATCTGATCCTCGATGCTTATCGGGCCCAAGACGCCTGTTGCTAGCTCTATTGCGAAATTGCTTCCCATTGTGGTGCTCCTTTTCTAATTGGCTAGCTACATGCTAGCTCGTGCCTGCTAGGGGCTTGAACCCTAGTGCCTGCCGGTCAGGCTATCCAGACTAAACGTTAGTCCAGAAGTAATACGTTCTTGTAATCATGTGGCCAGCGGTGCCCATTGGCACTTTGATCTTGATCGAATAAACGTCGCCACCTATCTGAAGATCGCGTCCGTACATTGCATAGTCAAATTTGAAATAGCCAGCAAGGGGGTGATCTCCCCTGCCTTCCCAAAATTCATCGACTGATGCCATGTTTTCAGCAACGTATTCGCCTAGCTCTTCGTCGCCATAAAATTCGCCTATGAAAGCCTGCTCAAACTGCTCTGGGGTCTTATCCTCATCGTCGTTTAGTATGTCCTTCCAAGCTTCGTACACTGGTATCTGGTGCTGTTCTAGTGTGGTGCTCATGGTGCTCCTTTTCTGTGCTAGCCAAACAGGCCATCACGTTTTGATTTTTTTGTATGGGCATGACCCGTAGTGTCTACTATGCGAGTCATGATTAGATGCTATCACTACCAGACATGCCAATGAAAATCCATTGCAGGCCCTGCCATCACGACATCATCATCATTCCATTCGTCCCCGTGATAACAGGGCTAGCAATTAGGTTTTACGGGCATAAAAAAACCCTGCCAGCACCGGGGAAGAGTGCTGGCAGGGCTAACTAGGAGCAACCTAGTTCACTGGGATTGCCTTGTTGTTGGCGATGTCCCAAATTGCTTTCTGGTCCCATTCCTTAGCCTTAGCTAGGGCGTAGTCCAGTGTCTCGATGTGCACTGTCATGTCGTAATAGCGCTTACCGTCGTCCGGATCAGTCCAGACTCCTAGGTAAGTACCGTCGATCACGTCATCTATGGCTTCAACCGGCTTGTACGCCACCCAAAAGCCCTCGGTTCGTGAAACAAGGTAAGGTGCGCGGTCAAGCACTGTGAGGCTGTAGGTGCCGTCCTGAAGGCTTTCAAGGGGTGATTCGTAAGGGTCGCGAATAACCTCCCAACCTCCATCAGGAAGTTCGCTGTGCTGTTCCATTGCAAGGTCAAGCGCGTTGTCCTCGTTGTCAGCATTGACGTAGTAAACGGCGGTGTATGTAATCTGGTATTTCATGGTTTGCTCCTTTTGTATGGTAGCCAAGTGGCTACAAGGTCAATACTACTACGCCAGCATCATCATCTAAAAATCCATTGCACATCATCACATCATCATCATTCCATTCGTCCCCGTTATAAAGCGTTTAGCCTTTAGAAAAATCTGGGCATAAAAAAGCCCCGCTAACACCGAGGGGGGCGGTGTTAGCGGGGCGGTCTTTTTAGCCTAGATACTGGGCTAGGTTCTTGAGCATTGACTGGCTTACAGTCTGCTCTTCACTCAGTTTCAGTAGGGCTAGTGTTTCACTCAGGTTCTTTATGTCTGACTGAATACTCCAACTAGGGTGAACTATGTTCGGGTTCTTAGGGTCAAACGGCTTCTCCTTTGGGAACTTAGCCAAGTAAGCGTCTGATACCTTCATCTCGATTACATTGCCGTAGCGGTGGCTCATTACCTCAATGATGTGCTTTGGTGCTTCTTCACGCCACTTCTTAAGCTCTGCCTCGAAGTCAACCTTGATTTCTTCTTTCCTAGCTAGGTCTTTTTCTAGCTTGGTCTTAGCGTCTTCTAGCCTTGCGATTAGTAGTGTGCGGTTTACTTTGATTGCTCCTGTTGCCATTGTGGTTCTCCTTTATCTGGTAGCTAAGTGGCTACAAGAACAATAATACTAGACAAACAGGGTGGGCTATAAATCCGTTGTCATCATCACATCATCTTTCCATTCGTTCCCATGAACCCGGGCATAAAAAAACCCTGCAGGCCTAGGGGGATAGGCCTGCAGGGCTAGCACCGGTGTTTGCCGGCTCGTTTGATAACCGAGTTTCATTCTCGATGGATGCCTACTGATTTGTTCGGCACACGTGCCTGCTAGGGGCTCGAACCCTAGTGCATGCCATTCAGGCTACCTAACTTATTCGGCGCTCTCCCATTCACTGAGGTCATTGCCGTCGAGCACTGCCATGACGTACTCTGCCTTTTCCCAATCGGGCAGTGTCTCCATGTTTTCGCTCTGTTCCTTGGTTAGGTCCGTGTAGTGGTACAGGGTTATGTACCCATGTCCGTAGCTACCGTCATCCGCTACCCATGTGGTTTCAGTTAGGGTGTACTTGCTCATTCGTCTACCTCACAGTCATGACCAAAGTAATACTCACCAGCGTCGTCTTCGTCCAACAGGTTGAATACCCTGTCGCATTCGATGCATGTGGCCTTGGTACTGATGGTCACTCCTTGTGCTATGTGTATTAGTGGGTTGCTCATGTCAAACATCCTTTCATTTTGATTTGACATGTATAGCTTACCGCGCTGGCCATGCCCGGCAGAGATGCATTGCAGTCGATGTTGTCAAGGTTCCATTCGTCCCCGTATATATATAGCTAAGCACCCCCAGATCTTAAAATATGATAAGCTGTCTACTATACATATCAACAAGGAGACAGAGATGGCAAGAATCATTGATCATCCTGTTCGCTTGGCAAGATTGCAGCTGGGACTCTCTCAGAAGGAACTTGCTAACCGAGCAGGCGTTAACCGTGCAGCAATCACAGCAATCGAAGATGGCAGAACTAGAAAGCCAGCTGAGAAGATCGTAGCCGTGCTAGCCAATGGCACCGGCACGTCAACAGCAGATCTATACGAGCAGATCACAGACTACATAAGTAAGCCGCTGGCCGTGGACGCAAAGCCAGCCGTGCAGAATCTAATGCTGATCCCGCCGTACACATTGAACCAGTATTACAAGTCATTCAAGCAGTGGAGATTAGAGCTGGCAAGAACTCCAACCGCACTTGCATCTACGTTGCATATAAACCCTGCAGTAATTTCGCGCTACGAAGATGGTCTACTACAGGGGTTTCCAGAGCTTCTGTCTCGTAAGCTGGTCGAGGCTTATGGTGCTTATGGTATGACTCCGGAGTATGTAGTTGAACTAGAGAAGTTGCCTGCAGCATGATCCCGAAAACAATAAAGATCGGATCACAGATCTTCAAGATTGTTTCGCGCGATCCCGCCATTGATGGCATGCTTGCTGGAGCCGTGGGATATTCGCTAGACGACGAGAACCTGATTGTGCTATCTAACAGGCTTAGCGATAGCAAAAAGAAGCAGACGCTAATGCATGAGATCTTGCACTGCCTTAAGTTTGTTTTCTATGCTGGCCATCATCCAATAACTAAGGATGTCGACACCTGGGAGCATTTCTTTATCCACCTCTATGAAGAGCCATTAGTAATGGTTTTGGTAGACAATCCGCAGCTAGTTAAATACCTGTTAGGAAAGAAGTAATGGAAGAGTCTACAGATAACTTAGATCTGTCAAAATTTGAGTCAAAACTTTACAAGTCCCAGCCCGGCAAAGAACAAGCGCTATTTGAGAAGGTTCTGGCTGCTGCGGTTGCGGCCGATCGTCGAGGCTTCTTTGTAGAGATGCAAACCGTGCTAGATCAGGATCCTAGTCTTAAAACAGCTGAGGTAGAGCTAGTCTTTGAGACTTCAAAGTTTCAGCGCGCCATGGAAGATCGTGGAGTAAAGACAACTAATAACCCTAACTTAACCCTGCGCCAGGAGACCTTTCTACAGGCTTATCTAAACCCGCTAAACCTAAAGCCACCTCAGGTGCTAGCTAAGCAGATGAAGATCAGCATTGCTGAGCTTGATGGCTGGATGCGCGATAAACACTTTGCTGGCGCATTCTCAGCAAAGGCTGAAGACAATTTAAAGAAGTATCTACCGATTGCAGATCAGGCTTTAGGCCAGATGGTGCAGTCCGGTGATATGAAAGCCATTACATTTCTAAATCAATTGACTGGTCGCTTTGATGCAAACGCTAGAAGTAGCATCGATGTTGGATCATTGCTGTTGCAAGTGCAAGATATCGTGCTGCGTCATGTGCGAGATCCAATCACAAAGCGTAATATTGGTCGCGAATTAATGGCACTTGCACAGGGAAATTCACCTATCACAGTGATCCCTGAACCCCAGCCAGATGATATACTTATCAGCGAGACGACTATTGAAATATTGCCGGCAAACGAAGGTAACTAATGTCCTCCTCCCTAACCCCTAGACTCGCGCTATTTAAGCCAACCCCTGGAACTGTTGAGCCATTTAGAGCGTCTGATTTTAACTCTAACATGGACAAGATTGATGCCGAAGCCGTCGCAGCTGATACTCGCCTAGACAACATTGAAGCGCTTAACACCACCCAGACCAACCGGCTAAACGCACTAGAGACCGCCATTGATGGTGGAACTCCATAATGGCTACTGATGACACTCAGGGTACACACGTGAAAGTCACAATCAACGATCTTTACAAAGAGCAGCAAGAGACCAACAAACTTTTAATCCAACTAGCCAGTGAGCTAAAGGGCCTTTCAGATCTTCCGGTAAGAGTTAGAAACATCGAACTAGCACAGGCAAGAATGTCGTGGATAGAGAAGATCTCTTACTCCGCACTTACCGCTGGCGTCGTCGCACTAATTACTGTATTAATAACAAACGTAGGAGCATAATGATTTACCCATTTAAAGATAAGCAGCCACGCATTTCAAGTCCTTTTGGATGGCGTATACATCCGATTTTAAAATACAAGCGCCATCATAACGGTATCGATTATGCTGTAGCTGTTGGAACGCCTGTACTGGCTGTCAATAACGGCAAGGTGGTATTTGCTGGGCCATCTATGATCAAGGCTGCCAATGGCGAACCTGCTGGCGGCGGCTACATCGTACGCATCAAGTTCAAGAGCAACCTAAAGGATTTCACTGCTTCTTA